CGAGGAGTTTGTTCTCAATCCTCTGCAGGTTCTTGCAGAGATTGCTGGTTCAGAGTCCCGCCTAGCGGAGTTGGCACAATGTTGGGATCGATTCCAGTGGATTGAGCTCGAAATTACTTATAGTCCATCCGTTGGCACTACTACGAATGGGAGTCTGTGTATGTGCGCAGAGGCCGATATTGACGATTCATATGTGGATCTCGAAGGAGACCCTTTGCTCGTCAAAATGGGTGAAGCTGCACATAATTTCACCTTCCAAACGTATGCTAAGGCCCGCATGCCTATTACTAACCGAGCTTTTTTTACAGGTGAGAAGTGGATATTGCCCTTTAACCAGGGTGATGCCCGCCTCTATACCTCAGGAAAGATTGTTCTTGCAAATGCCGGATCGTTAGTCGCCGGAACTTATGGGCGCTTCTATCTCAGGTGGAGAGCTAAGCTCTCTCAGTCTTCGTCTAAGAACTTGGAAGATAATTCTTTAAGTATTATTGCCACAACTAGTGGTACCTACATTACAGCAACCTATCCGTGGGGAGACTATTCCGCCATCAAGGATGCTGGAACAGCATGGTTTGAAAGCAAATGTGTTTATTTCCATTCTGATCCCATACTTGGTAGCGTTATTAGCTTCCTTGCGGTTGGTTACTATTTTGTTGGTTTCTACAGAACAGGAGTGGCTATGGGTACTGGTGCGTTCTCCGGGGCGACATTTTCAGGTTGCACTGCTACCTGGGTTGACAACCCTGAAGGGGTTGGAATCACAGGTGTGGCCAATCTTTACATTGCCAATGGAGGATCCACCGCAAGTTCTTGGTGGTTGTTGGTTCAAGTTGATGAACCTGGTGCTTACATGAGCCGTACTGCGGATGCTGGAGTTACACACTCCACTGGGTGGACGGCGGTTGCTAGATTATCCATTCCATTGACTGTGGATGATACTCCTGCCGCGGCAGCGTACAACCAGATTGCTGCAGCTTTGACTGCACAATCTGGCGTCACAATACCGCGTAAGGATAAATTATACACACCTCAAGAGTTATGGCATATCAACAAACGCCTTGCACAGAGGAAAAAGGCTTCCAAAGGCAAGCTCATGTTATGTCGCTGTTATTCATTGACTTTGAGCGAGTTGGCGGCAAAGAAACCGACCCCACTGGCAACGGGATCGCTAACTCTGCATACCAATTCTACCATCACTCAAGGTGATGGGCCAGCAGTCACTGTTCAGACGGATTCAGAGCCTGGGACAGAAATGAACATAGGTACTGAAGCGGACCCCGTCTTCGTCGTTGTCACGGCAGAGGCACGTAAAAGATTGGAGTCCTTGCGATTGTTCCCACCGACTAAATAAAAATGCTAAACATCCTTC